CTCTCCCGTGGGTACAACGTTGGCAATATTAGAGCGCACACTTAAAGTGATGAGCGCTGTGCAGGCTCGTGTGCACTATGCGATGAAGACGGAGTTTAAGTTACTCAAGCACATCATTGCTGATTACACACCAGAGGAATACAACTATGAACCAGAAGAGGGTTCGCCAAAAGCGAAGAAGAGCGACTATGACTCGGTCGACATTATCCCTGTCAGTGATCCAAATGCAGCTACGATGGCGCAGAAGATCGTCCAGTACCAAGCGGTCCTCCAGTTGGCTCAGACAGCGCCGCAGCTTTATAACTTACCGCTTCTTCACAGACAAATGGTTGAAGTCCTTGGAGTTAAGAATGCACAAAAGCTAATCCCGATGGAAGACGATATGCGACCAGTTGACCCGGTATCTGAGAACCAAAACATTCTCAAGGGCAAACCTGTCAAGGCATTTATCGAGCAGAACCATCAAGCACATATCACCGTGCACATGACTGCTATGCAGGACCCCAAAGTTCAGTCCGTTATTGGTCAGAACCCACAGATGGCGCAGATGCTCCAGATGTCCATGTTGGCGCATATCAATGAGCACCTTGGGTTCGAGTACCGCCGTCAGGTTGAACAAGCTATGGGTATGCCGCTCCCACCGATGCCCAAAGAGGGAGAAGACCCAGTACCAATGGACCCACTCATGGCGTCCCAAGTTGCACAGCTTGCCGCTCAAGCCTCACAGATGCTGCTCGGACAAAACGTCCAACAGGCTCAAGCACAAGCCGCACAGCAAAAAATGCAAGACCCCATCATCCAGCTACAAGCACAAGAGTTGGCGCTCAAGGCTAAGGATGTTGAGCTTAAAGAGAAGAAACTTATCGCTGACGCAGCCGCTAAGGCTGACCAGTTGCAGATTGAGCGAGATCGCATCAAGTCTCAAGAAACTATTGCAGGCCTTAATGCAAGTATTAAAACCCAAAACGATCAGGGTAATCTTAAGGTGAAGCAAATGATGGCTATGCAGAAACAACAGCAACAGCCCAAAAAGGAGAATAAGTGAGTCAAGAACTAGACTATTTAATTAAGCAGTTTGAAGACGAGATACAAGAGCATAGAAACTTTTTAGCGACGGGGCGCCCTGCCAGTATGGAGGAGTACCGTCAAGTAGTGGGCACCATCCGAGGTCTGGAGTCCGCTATACAAATAACCAAAGATCTCGTGCAAAGAATGGAGAACTCTGATGAGTCTTGATTTAACCCAAGCAATAGATTTAGGTGCGGTACTAAATAAAGAAGCCGAAGAGAAAGGACGGCAGTTACCCGATCCAGTTGGCTACCACATTTTGTGTGCTATCCCAGAAGCAGAGAAAGAGTTTGACAGCGGTATCGTTAAAGCTGACGAAACTCTGCGAGTAGAAGAAGTGTTAACTACGGTGTTATTTGTAGTGAAACTTGGTCCAGAATGTTATACGGATAAAGTCCGTTTTCCCAATGGGGCATGGTGTAAGGCAGGCGATTTTGTATTAGTCCGCCCAAACACAGGAAGCCGTCTATTAATTCATGGTCGTGAGTTTAGGCTCATTAACGATGACACAGTAGAAGCAGTTGTTCAAGACCCCCGTGGTATTAAACGTGCATAAGGAGCATTAAATGGCTGAAAATAAAATGGAAACGCAAGAATACTCATTTCCGGATGAAGCAGAAGCTAAGGGTAAACCCTTAGAGGAAACTACTGAGATCGAGATTGAGGACGATACACCCCCAGAAGATAGGAACCGTAAAACCGGGGAACCCCCCGAAGAGGTTACTGAGCAAGAACTGAACCAATACGACGAGAAAGTACAAAAGCGTCTAAAGAAGTTCACCAAAGGCTACCATGACGAGCGTCGTGCTAAAGAAGAGGCACTTCGTGAGAAAGAGGAGGCAATTCGTGCTGCTCAGGCTATCTTAGAAGAGAATAAACGGTTGCAGCAACAACTAGAAGAAGGTAGCAAAGTATTTATCGAGCAAGGTAAATCCTCTGCGCAACTGGAACTAGAGTCTGCAAAACGAGCATTTAAAGAGGCTTATGAGGCTGGCGATGCCGAGTTACTGGCGGATGCGCAAATGCGTATATCACAGGCAACCCTAAAGATGGACAGGGCAGACTCGCTAAAACCCATACAGGCTAGAGAAGTTGAGACACAAATACCAAAAGAGACCGTTCAACCACAGCAGCCTCAGCTAGATCCACGCACTGCCGATTGGTTAGAAAACAACCCTTGGTATGGTGAAGATGATGAGATGAGTGCCGCAGCTCTTGGCTTACATAAAAAGCTCGAAAGAGAGAACGGTAAAGAATTTATTGGATCTGTACAGTATTTCAAGAAAATTGATGATACAATGCGCAGAAGATTCCCCGAATATTTCGGGAGCGATGAAGAAGTAGTAAAACCGGAAGTAGAGGAAGAACCTCAAACCCGTGCAAAACCGGCGTCAAACGTAGTTGCTCCAGCAACACGCAGTGTAGCGCCAAACAAGGTGAAATTGACCAAAACGCAAGTAGCCCTTGCCAAGCGGTTAGGAGTACCCCTTGATCTTTACGCCAAAAAGGTTGCAGAACAAATTAATGGAGGCCAGTAATGGAACAAAACCGTAAATCACGTAGTGCTGAAACTCGTATTGCCGCAGAGCGTCCTAAACAGTGGGCACCTGCAGAGCTCTTGCCGGAACCCGACAAGCAGGCTGGTTTTGCGTACCGCTGGATCCGTACTTCTACACTAAATGAGGCTGACCCTCGCAATCTCTCCGCAAAATTGAGAGAAGGTTGGGAGCCCGTTAAAGCAGAAGAACAACCAAACTTACAACTGTTAGCTGACCCTAATAGCCGATTCAAAGGCAATATTGAGGTTGGTGGGTTATTGCTTTGCAAGACTCCTGTCGAGATGGTAGATCAGCGTAACGCATATTACGCCAAACAAGCCGATACTCAGACAGAAGCTGTGGACAATAATTTTATGCGCCAAAGCGATTCAAGGATGCCGCTCTTTAAAGAGAGCAAATCCACGACAAGTTTTGGTAAAGGTAAATAATTTAATTAGGAGTTCTAAATGGCTTATCCTACCGTTGACGCCCCATACGGGTTTAGACCAATCAATTTGATTGGCGGTCAGGTGTTTGCTGGTTCAACTCGCTTAATTCCTATTGCTTCTGGCACTACTACTTCCATTTTTTATGGTGACGTAGTACGCTTAAATGCAACAGGCACTCTAAGCCGTGTTACTACAACTAGCGCTGCAACTGATACAGTTGGTATTTTCTTGGGTTGTCAGTACACAAACCCAACCACGAAGCAACCTACTTACGCACAATATTATGCAGCTACTATTGCTGCCTCTGATATTCAAGGAGTAGTTGCGGACGATCCTGATGCTTTGTTCAAAGTAGCAATAGTTAGTAGTGCAACCGGATCTAGTATTTCTGGTTTAACCCGTGCTGCTGTTGGACAGAACGTTGCAATTACTCAGCCATCTACTGGCGGTTCTTCAACTTCAGGTAATTCTTATCAAGGTGCTTTTGTAACTACTTCTTCGGCGAGCGCTCCATTGCGTATTGTTGACGTAGTTCCTGAGACCGTTAACGCTTCTGGCTCGTATACGGAAGTGATTGTCAAATTTAATTTTGGCTTCCACACCTATTACAACGCCACTGGCACAACCACTTCAGCTTAAGGAGCTAATTAAATGGCTATTTCTCGTGCCCAACTACTAAAAGAGCTCCTCCCCGGATTGAACGCTTTGTTCGGTTTGGAGTATGCTCGATATGGTGAAGAACACAAAGAGATCTATGAAACAGAGACCTCTGAGCGTTCCTTCGAAGAAGAAACCAAATTGTCCGGCTTTAGTGCCGCACCAGTCAAAAACGAAGGTTCTGCCATCGCTTATGACAACGGTCAAGAAGCATGGACAGCCCGATACAGCCACGAAACTATTGCCCTAGGCTTTAGCTTGACGGAAGAGGCAATTGAGGACAACCTCTATGATTCTCTCTCGGCTCGTTATACCAAGGCTTTGGCTCGTGCTATGTCGTATACCAAACAGGTTAAAGCTGCTGCCATACTAAACAACGGTTTCACTAACAACGCTGCTTATTACGGTGGTGACGGTGTACCTTTGTTTGCTACAAATCATCCATTGATTTCTGGCGGTACCAACAGCAACACTCAGTCTACCGCTGCTGATTTGAACGAAACTTCCTTGGAAGCTGCCGTTATTCAGATCGCTGCTTGGACAGACGAGCGTGGTCTCTTGATCGCTGCTAAACCTAAGAAGTTAGTTGTTCCACCTAGCCTCATGTTCGTTGCAACTCGTTTGCTCGAAACTGAACTACGTGTTGGTACAACCGACAATGACATCAACGCTTTGAAGAACAATGGTTCGATTCCAGAGGGTTACACCGTTAACCACTTCTTGACCGATCCCAATGCTTACTTCCTCTGCACCGACGTTCCAAATGGTATGAAGCATTTCATTCGTACTCCTTTGAGCAACTCGATGGACGGAGATTTCGATACTGGTAACGTTCGTTACAAGTCTCGTGAGCGTTACAGCTTCGGCTGGTCTGATCCCCTCGGTATGTGGGGCTCACAAGGCGCCTAATCCGCCTTTTGCTGTACAAGACCCCGCTCACAAGGCGGGGTTTTTCTTTTGTTCCTCATAGTGATGGATTCTGTGGCAATTTGCACACAATACGATACATTTTTTAATTTCTTCTCTAGCTTGCTTGTACATCCCATAGCTTGCTAGGCGGTTAACGCTCATATAGTTTGACTTATCTATGTGATGGAAGTCTATAATAGCGGGATGAGATGTACCACACTGGGAGCACGCTAATGTACCTTTGTATTCCGACCATTCTTTTCTTTGCTCCCTTTTTCGGGCTGCTGCGGCTTCTAGGACTTTCTTTTTATTAACAGCGTAATGCTGTGCCGAGCTCTTGCGGTAAGATTCTTTTTTCCTAGGATCGTTAGGATTTTTGTAGGGCATCTACACTCTTTTGTTATAGCACTTAGACAAAATTAAGTTCTTAACCTTAGTAGGTAATTTGTTGTAGTCACGATCAAAATCTGTAGGCATCTTAGTCCACACTTCTGGTATATAAAATGGGGACTTACCCTTAGGGTACCATGCTCGAGTATGCTCTAGGCACAGGTAAAAGTAGGCGTAAGCGTTAGCTTTTTGGACGTATTCTTTGGCGTTAATCGGTAGATAAAACTCATTTATTTTTTTTAACGAACGAATTTCGCAGTCCAATTCCACTAGCATGCAGGAGCGCAAAACCTCTTTTAGTTTGTAGGGTTTTAGCTCAATTTTATGGTCTAACCAATCGTGGAGCAGATTTAGGGGGTCTTCTTTTTCGCCGTTAATGCTAACCCGTCTGTTCCATAGAGCCGTACTTTCGGTGTACTGATCTCGGTGGCAACTTTCGTGCACTAACACGGGGACCCATGAGTTAGGCTCCATATAACAGGCTACAACAAGTTCAGGAGTGTTTTCGCAGAAGTACCCAGCGCAACGAACTTTGTCGATATAGATATGCCTTTTAGATAAAAGTTTGACGGGTATGTCGTAGGCGTTACTTGACAGGATCTCGAACTCAACCCATTTACGCACATCTTTTGGTAACGCTTTAAGGTCGATTTCAATTTTGTTCATTTTGAGGCTAGTATGTAAAGACCAACGTTGCTAAAAGCGTACCCGCTATATACCACTGCCATAGGCACATTCCCCTTTAAAGCTTGTTCGCACCCGATATAGGCGTAAATTAAGCCGGTAACGATAATAAGCCAAGCGCTCATGGTTTCTCCTATCTAATTATTTTACCTAAATAATTGCACACAAACTGAAAAAGGTGTATAAATACACTATCTGGGTGAATACTTATACCAACTGCCCCAGCAGACGATGCAACGATGGTATAGGGATTTTTGCATAAAGGAGTTATCTCATGGGTTTCGCTACTCACTTAGGCCCTTGGCTATTGGGCACTGTTAAGAATACTACCGGCACAACCGCTGGCACAATCCGTAATACAGGCTGTACAGCCGTTGTTCAGTCTGCTGCTACTACTGTAGCCGATACGACTGCAAAAACGCTGTTTGCCCTTCCTGCTGGGTCACAGATTCTCAACATTACCGTAAACATTACCACCGCTTATGCTGGTACGACTGGTAATACCATTACTATTCGTGCTGGATCAACCATTTTAGGTACTGTTGGTGGGGCTACTACTACTCCTTTGTCAGTAGGACGTGCGACCTTCACCATTACGGATGCAAACATCGCTACTTTCGTAAACGTAGGCACTTCT